ATTTCTTTGGGTATTTTTTATCTTCATCCCATGCATGGTCTAATATAGGGTATCCCCAACACTTATCATCATATCCTTTTTGTTCCCAATATTCTTCTTCGTCACTCATCTTCGTTTTGGTTTAATAATTCATGAACGATTTTGCCAAAAGAATTGTTTTGGTTTAATAATTCTTGCTTTTCAACCGCCAACCTAGATACATCTTGTTCACTAATCCTTAGCTTCTTTTTAACTAACTCTACCAATATTTTAAGTTCGATATTCTCTTGCTTAATTTCTTCTTTACTCATCTTTGTTTTAGTTTAAATAAATAAGTTTACCTATTGGTTTTGGTAACCCTACTGATGGGACATCTTTATAGTTAGATGACATATAAGGATATCCTTTAGTGTCACAAATAGGTAACTGGTCTTTTTTAATTCTTTTGTTATTAATAAAGTTTAACCTCCATTTGTATAACTTATATCTTATTATTTTATTTCTCATCTTTGTTTTGTTTTAATAGCTTTATTTGTTGCTCTGTTAATTCATTTTTGAATCTTGGTATTCGCCATCTATCACCAACCTCATGCTTAAACGGTAAATTCCAAGTAGCACCCTTTTGACTGCACAGCAACTCTCTTTCCTTTAGCGTTAGTTCACTCTTACTCATCTTTATTTTAGTTTAATTCTACTACTTTAAAATGTTTATTGAAGTCACTATTAAGAAGTCTAATTTCGACACCATTATCCATTAGTAAATCAATATAATCATTTAGTATATTTATTACTATACCTTCTTCACCTATATTAGGTGCTGCTAAATCTGATTTAATATATTTAACTATGTTATTTAATTTGGGTGTTATATCATGAAGATATTCATGATTTATAGTTTTAGTTAGCTTTTTTTGGTTCATGTTAGCTAAGTCAGACTTAAGATGATTAAGACTATCTACTAGTATTTTCATAATTAATTCTTTTATTTCCAATTCATTGACCACTTTGCACTTTGCGTAAACACGTAATCATATTGTTGATTATCTTCCAGGACTGATTCGGCACATCTAAGAGCTCTTTGTAGAGTATCTATTATCACCATCAGTTCTTTTTTTTCTTTTTGTAAGTTATTTATTTCCTTTCTTAATTCTTTGCTCATATTATTTATTTATTTCATCATCATAGTAGTTAATATTTCTTTCTAATTTAAGTTTTAGAATATTTTGATTATGTTCTATCATATCTTTTGGGCAATTACTAATAGTTAGGGCATTATTAAGTAGTGCTATTATTTTTACTCTATTGAGACCATTAGGTTGTAAATTATGAAGCATATTCATGGCTAGAGCCATTGTTTGGTTAAGTAGTTCTATATGTTCGTATTTAGTCATTGTTATTAGGTATTATATTATTAAAAAAATTTCTTTGGCGGCCTATCGGCCCCTTTCGACCCCTTTCGACACACCCCCAGCCCCCTCTAGGTTTCCCCAGGTTTACAAAGTGTGCTCTTCATTCATATTACAAATATACGAAATAGTTTTAACATATACAAGTTATTGGAATGAATTCTTTGTATCATTTTTTAAAATTATCACCCATTCTTTATATATTTCCCATTCTTTTTCACTAAGGAACCTGGTAATGTGTTCATTTGTTTCATCATATTCAAACCCGTATAATTTTGTAATAGTTGTTATTGTTTTGCTTAATACTTTATACAAGTCACTTGATAGCTCTAATCCATTAATTATTGAATCATGCAAGTTTTGACACATTGCGCCAAATGTTGAATAGTTTGTATTTTTCATTTCGAAGTATAATCTTTCACAAATGGCATAACTAATTAATTTATTAAAATCTTCATTCATATAAGTACTATTTTAACTAATATACAGTTTTTTAATGAGTTAGTCAAATATTTATAATAAAGAGTTATAATAATGGGTTCTAAAACCATAGAAGTAGAAGAAATGGATGAAATTATCATTAATATGATGTTTAGTTTATTAAAGCGATGTTATCCAATAGGTAGAATTAAGCATAAAAACCGTTTCAAGAGGGGTGTTGATATTAATGGTCATACATTTCTAATACCCAAGGATAACTACGTAATATTTGGTGACTTATTTAGTGAACTTAGGACTCTATATGGGGCAAATGATGATGAAATAAAGCATGTTTTAACCAATTTTTACTCAATTAAGGGTTAATTTTTACGTCTTTCAGCAAAAAACAACCTTATAGCTATCCAAATAAGGAATGTTATACATAGTTGTAACTTATCTGAATCATCACGAAAGTGATATGATAAGTAAATCCCAGTCATTAGCATTATATTATATAGGGTTATATCTGGTCTTCTAAACATTATCTATTACATTAGGATTAATTCTACCATTGTTCTATTTTTTGAAACCTAAGTTCTGAGTAATATTTACAGTTGTAACCATCAATATTTTCATAAGCATCTTGTACGTATACAACGACTATGTTTTGGTCATAGTCTTCAACATAACCTTCAATTGGTCTAGAAGACCCCCCTAATTGCATTTCATTAGCTGTGGTAGATGTTGGGTGTTCAACAATAGTCCAATTAGAATTAGTAACATAAAACCCCATTGGGTTTATAGTATCACCATTAAGTACAAATTCACCGAAACCTGGTACAGAGTTTGGTTCATAAAATTCCCATGTTGTAACATTTTGTTCAATTGTTTCAAAGTTAAATTGTGACCCACTGTATCTAAGACTTGAAGTTGTCTTAATTGCATCGAAGTGACTATAAGATGTTTTAATATTTAATTCTAGGTTAGTTACTAGCATTTCACCAGAAAGTAAAACATACTTCCCGTATATTCTTAATTCTTCATCAACAAGAACTTCTTCTGTGTTTGCTAACTCTAAGGTTTCTTTTTTACAAGAGGTAAATGTTAGAGTAAGTGCTAATAAGATGTAAAAAAACTTTTTCATAATTCTATATTTAATTGTTTTGTTCTACAAATATAGAAAGAATATTTCACATAACCTAATTTTTTATTAAAAACTTTTCGGAAAAGTTATTCCAATTAACTTTTCTAAGTCAGTTAATTCAATTCTATAGGTATTTAATTCTTCTGTAATTTTATTGTTAGGTATGAGGTAGCTAATCACTTTTTTGTCACTATTATTAAAGACATATACAACTTTAAAATATAATAGCGGTACTGATACTTTGTTTTCACCTATGGTTTTCAGGGTAGGATTTAAAACTGGACCAGTATAAACATAAAGGCTGTCATTAGTCTTTGTTAATTTTCTAACATAGTTTTCTAATTTTTTCCATCCACCTCTATTTAGTGCTGGTAACTGTGGTGACATATTTGACATATAGAATGTTTCATTCATTTGGGCTTGGTTACAACTTTCATCAGCTGATGATTTAAGATGTCCTCTATCATATCCACTACCCTTATAATCTTTTAAAGAAGCCGAACCAGTTCGTATTCTTTTATCTTCTTTAAAATTGTTTTTTCTTTTAGCTTTATTTTCGGCACCACATATTATGTCTGTACTATCCATTCTGTAGAAAACCCAATTAGGTTGTTCATGCAATTCATTATACGATATAGTGTAGCCATCATATTTTATTATTTGATTATTTGAATCAATAAGGGTTGGTAATTGTGCTGATACTTGGATAATTGCAGTTAATCCGATTATTAGTAATAAGTTTTTCATTTTTATATTATTATAATATACTTTTATTTACGTTTCTTCTCTGCTTCTGTTATTAAATTCTTGGGTAGCTCAAATTCTTCATGAAGAATGCTTAGGTCAATATACCATTTATATTTGGACCTTTCTAACCATTCGGTCATTGACTCTGCCGCATGATTAACACAATCATGATGATTCCAGTTATTAACTTTCTCTAAATGTTTAAAAGCTTCCGCTTGTTTACCTATAGCACTGGTTCTCCCAAAATGTTTAACTTGGTGACATTTTGGACAAAGAGATATAAGACCATCTAATTTTTGAGTTCTAGTTATATCATTATATGTCCATATTTCATGACATTCAACATTGTGTCTATATCCTTGGTCTTTACCATTCTCACTACAAATCTCACATACGTGACCAGCTTTCTCGTAAGAAGCTTTTCTAAGGATATCCCAATACTTAGGTTTGAATAGTGACCTTACGTTTGAACCAAAACAAGTTTTAGGTATTAATTCAATTGTTAACTTTCCCATTTATATTCTGTTTTTCTAATTTTAAAATGTTCTTTATATTCATTTCTTGGTAATAAATATCCTTTGGTATTTGAATCTTCATCACCAGCTTGTTCTGACGTTGGTATATTCTCACTTTCACATAGTGTGATTAGTTTATCCATCATTATATACCACATTTCACCATAATGAGGGAAGTAAGTGACAAACCACTCAGCTTTTGACACCCTTATTCCAGAATCTTTTCCTCTACATTCAAACTCAATGAACATATTTCCATTATCTCTACTGGGTATAGTTATATTACCGAATGGCATTTCTATTATTTTACCTGGGATACACCAGACATCTGTTTTTATTTCAAATTTAACATCCTTACCATTAGGCATTGTCATTATTATATCATATTGATTATTTTTATTATCACCAATATATGAAGCTCCAGCTAATTCTAAATCTTCTCTTACTACTTGCTCACCTCTTTCACCATCGGCAATGTCTTTATTAAAGTTATAGTTAGCCATTATAACATTAATTTATCTATTAATGATTTAATAATTGTATCGAATTTTGCTTTAAATTCATAATCCATACTTGTTATCGCATTTTGGGACCTCAAGTCATTAAGTAGAATCATTGGATTATTTTTAGTTGGTTTGGTATTACTTTGAGTTATTGTTATGGGTTTGTTATCTGTTGATGGGTTTGTTATTGGTTTACCCGTTAACTGACCATAGAGTTCATCTATACCCATAGAAACGGCACCAGTACGCTTTCCTTTTAATTTCATTGAAATCTTTTGGTCTTTTGTTAGGGTTAACATAATCTCCCTATCATCCACCTTAACCGTTGATTCTCTTGATATATCCTTTTCTAATTTAGTTGCCATTATTATGTACTTAAGACTTGTTCAATATCATTTTCACTAACTTCAAAAACATCGCTACTCCATTTACCAGCCCAACTAATTATGAATTTATCGGTATCTTTTCTATTTCGTAAAGCATCTAATTTCTGATTTTTACTTGAGTAAAAAGTCATATCTCTATCAACACCAATTTTAATTAGTGGATTTGTTTTACCCTCGAAACACATAGTAATAGGGCTCATGTCGTTAAATTTTCTCATTTTAATTTATTTTAATTATTTATATTAAACTTAATAAATACAAATATATGGTATTTCTTTCACATTTGCAAATATTTATATAAAAAAAGATTTTATGAAGTCATTTATAAAGGATAAATTAAGACTTGTTTTAGAAGGTAGGTTATCAACACATACACCAACTAACGCTAAGTCCGAAAAAATATATAGAAAAAACATTACGCAAGGTATGATTAACAGTATGTTAGCTAAGATAGCTAACGCTAGTAGGTTATACAAAGAGAATCCAATAGCATTTGGAATGGAGAATGATGGTGATGGTATGTATGTCATGATGATAACTGATTCTGGACATTTAAAGGGTATCCCAAGTCCAAAGGGTATTAATTTACAGTCTGGAGTACCAGAGCCAGCAGCTGGTGGTAGGGGATTATATTTACCAATGAAAGCCTATAGAGCTGGGTCACATCCAGAATATGATGATGCCGATAGAGAGGGTACTGCTGTTGGTAGGTCACCATTTGAAATAGATGTTCCAACAAAGGTATTACATTTTATGGGTAAAGATATTATAAGTTTTATGAAGGGTGATGAGGGTTATGATGATGGTAGGGGTATGGATTTAGCTGTAGATGTTGGAGAAAAAAAACTTAGGTCTAAGGTTAAGGCTGACATTGTAAGGGAGATGGGTAGAAACCTTACTCAACCAGAACTTGACGAGCTACATTCTTTAAATCTTAATTTACCAGAGGTAATTACTTATTTAAAGAATAATAATAGTAAGCCTGGTACAAGAACTCAATTTGGTAGGTTCTACCATGGAGTAGTCGGGAAAAAAACCATGCAGACACGACCAGAACAAACATACGATGCTAACGTATCAGATAATATGGATATGATTAATGATTTATTAAAGCAAAAAGCAAGAGCTAAGGGTGATGAGAGAAGAGAAATTATTAAACAAATTGAGACGTTAAGAAATTCATAAGATATGAAAAGGTTTTTATTAGGAATATTATTTACACTTATTAGTTTTGTTGTTACATCACAAACGGTGGTACAGCAAAATTGGAGGCTTGAGAACGAGGGTGAGTGGGATTCATTTTATTGGAGTGTTCTTAGAACTAATCAAACAGATTTCCAGGGAAAATATGGCTATTATATTTATTTCTTTAGTAATTCTTACTTTAATAGTAAAAGTGATGGGTACAATTACGATAAGGCTAGTACTTATATAAGAGATATTGATATAGTAATGAAAGATTACAATTATGTTTATGGTAAGAAGGTTATGACAAGTAAGATTTTTCTTAATCTACCATCATTCACTTGTGATTGGTATTGTGACCCTAATTATTATGCGGCTACATTTTGGTCTTATAATCCTTATGGTAGGTTTACAATAACGTTTGGTAAGGCATCTGCCTTTGATTATAGTATTAGAAAATAACATGGCAAAGAAAAATGTAGTAGATAAAGTAACTGACGATGATAGTAAGATTGTTATCACCAATAGGTCTGTAAAATGGATTATAGGTATTCTTGTGGGTGGTATGATTACTCTACTTTCCTTTGTTTGGGGGCTTTACCTTAGAGTTGATGGTAAGATTGATATTAAACATTCTGATATCGAATCAAAGATGGAAGCTAATCAAAAGGCTATTATTGATAAGATTGATGGGTTGGATAAGGAGAAGGTTAAACCTAACGCAGATAAGAACTATAAACAAGATTTAGATATTGTTAGACTTTACGAAAGAACTAACTCAAGACATAGTGTTAATAATAACACATCAAGACCAGAAATAATTGATAACGATACAAGTGGACCAGGTGGACCACCAATAATGGAACAATAATGGAAGAAGGTAGAATGACGAATAGAGTGTTAATGGATAAGTTCATTGGGTTCTGTAAGGATTATTTAGGGTTATCTAACCCATTTACAATACATTTAACTAAGGATAGAGAGGATGTTACTACAACAGCTTATTATGACCCTCAAAAGTCTTACATATGTGTTTATATAAGAGATAGGGCTATAATGGATGTAATGCGTTCAGTAGCACATGAATTGGTTCATCATTTACAAAACCAAAATGGAGAATTAAAGGGAAATGCGGAAGAAGGTGCTGATGGTTCACCTATCGAGAATGAAGCAAATGCAAAAGCTGGGGAAATCATTAGAGTTTTCGGTAAACAAAACCCAGAAATTTATACTAATAACGAATAGTTTTCAATAAGATTTTAATAAAATGTTACAGCAATCAACAATAGAAATAAATTTGGAGGACAATAGTATGGAACAAGATGAAATTAGAAATTTAGTGTCTCATCATAAGGATGAGGTATGTAAATTAAATAAAGTTATCGATGAATTACAAGAAGAATGTAGGCATACCGATACAGAGTTAAAAAACACTAGTAGTGGTATTTTAACCTTACGAACTATTTGTAAGTACTGCGATAAGGTATTGGGTTACCCAACGGAGGATGAAATAAGTGATGCTGGGTACTAGCTACTTTCTACCGAAATCGGCTGGTATTTCACCCCACTTCTTAGTTGACCATTTATTAATCTCAACACTATTTATACTCTTAAGGTATTTACATGCCTTATCTAGTCTTGCATTAACGTCACCATTAAACGTTGAGTTGCAGTTCTTATGGCTAACCCAGGCAATTGCGGTTTTACTATCGGACCAAATGTTGGGTTCTATATCGTTTTTATTACAATAATATATGGCGTGTACTATAGCTAAAAACTCTGCGATATTATTTGTACCTTCACCTAAATGTTGATAGAATAACTTTCTACCTGTTGCTAAATCAACTCCTTGGTAGAAGCATGGGCCAGGATTACCTACAGTACCACCGTCAACACAAATACCACTAACTGGCTTAATTACTTCTTTACTCATTATCTTAATTTATTTTACTACTTAATATAAGCATTTAAGAGTTATACTTGTTCGGTATGAGCCTCCCAAAAATCTAAGAAATACTTATGATTATAATCACCGTGAAATGTTATACGCTTATCGTCATAATCATAGAATTCATAATCATTGTCTTTATCTGCTTTAGCAACAGCTGATAAATATTTATGAGTCCAGGTATCATCTCCAATTTCAATTTTATCATCATAAACTTTGACATCTCTCTTCTGAAGTTGGGGTATTGTTATTTTATGAAGCACTAATAGATAAGGTTTTAGTTCCTCTTTAGAGTTGAACCAGTCTCTCCACATAAAGTAATCATCCTCTTTTTGTTTACCCATTAATTTATTTACTATTTCATCCATAGTAAATAATTGCATAAAATCAAAAATTAATGAGTCAGACATAAAGCTTCCGTAACTACTTGCTTTAAAGAAATACCATTCTGTTTCACGCTCTTCATATTCATCATTATCATAATCGTAAGTACTATCTTTAATAGTAATATAACCTCTTTGAAGACTGATGTTAGCATCACTATAACCATTAACAAGCTTGAGTTCATATGAATCTTCATTACTGTACTCCTCAAATGTTACAGGATGTTCAGGAATATCAGCTATGATTTTATCTTTTGCTAGTTCTTCAGTATGATTAGGTGAGCCAGGTTTAAAATCTTTTGCCTTTGAACGATGTTCTTTCTTTTTGAAGAACTCTTTAATTTTTACTTTCTCTTTTTCAGGAAAGTATTTATTTGTGAAGAGTTTTTCTAACATGAATAATTCTTCAATTTCAAATTTCTTTGACATAATGTATTTAGTGGTAAGTCACAACCTGTTAGTCAACACTATTTAATCTATCTAGGTTCCATGGACCATCTATATGGATTTTAACCCATGTATCTGAACATTCTTGTGAACATACACCACCAGTCCCTACGAACTTAGTACCACACATCTCACAAATCGTATCTTCTATATCTCTAACTACTTTCATAATTTATTTTAAAATGGTAAATCATTTTCATTAATATTGACTTCTAAATCACCACGAACATTCCACATATCTATTTTGTCGTAAAAGTCCTCACTGGTTTCAACACCAATCACATTTTTATTATATTCTATAATATTTTTCATTACATCGTCTTTAATATAATCTGGGGCTGAACAATTTCCATAACCTCTAATTTGACCTATCTTTAAAGCGTATGTTTTATCACACCGTTGTCTAATAAGCTCAAGGGTATAATCACCTATTCTATATATTGCTGAGTAACCACCCTCTACTTTATTTATATAACTAGCAACACAATGGTTGTTTCGTTTACCTTCAATAGCCATTTCTTTTGTTGTGGTTAATATGTGATATCCAGCAAAGGAATTAAAGTCAATAAATGATTCATTAATTCTCATATCTCTATTACCATCAATAAAAATAACATGTGATATTTCTTCAGACCATTTATCGTGTTCAAGTTTAAGCCTTTTATTTGACCAGGAACAATTAACTTGTTTATTAAGGGTTTTACCCATCTTAAGAGTGTCGTGAAATATACTTCTCTGATTACCATCTTTGAACCATTCTTCTCTTAAGTTAGTAATACCCTTAATGTAATCTAAATAATGTATTAAGTTTATTGCTGTATGGTATCCACTACTTTTCGTTTGTTTGTGAATTAATTTAGCTACTGGGTATGGGACTTTATATTGGTGAGTTAAGGCTTTCCTTAATGAATATATTTTTTTACTAACGATAGTATTAAAACTAACATTATGTAGGACCTGATGTTCAATCATGAAATTAATCCAACTAAACTTTTTAGTAAGGTAGTTTAACATGACTTCACGTTGGTGTAATGGAATCTGACCAATACCTGATAGAGTTAGGTGGGTTACATATTTTCTATGGAAGTTATTTATAAACCAGAACTTACCACCTTTATATGATATAGTAGCCACTCTTTTTTCGTGTGAATACCATTTATTAGTTTTACTAATACCATAAGTTCTGGTAAAAAAAACTAATGAGAACTCACCATTATTTTCTTTAAATAATCCAACTCTATTACTTTCATGATAACTTGTATTGTTCATATATAAAATTCTAGCTTTATAACTATCCCTTTCGTATAATTCTCTTAATGCGTCAACCTTAGCATCTTTAAAGTGATATAGACATGTATAATCACAAGTGTTTTTACTCTTCTTTTTACCCTTTTCCATAAACCTATTTATTATTGTTTATGCAAATATATAAATAAAAATCCATAAAACCAAAAGATTATCAATAAATTTTAATAAATAGATTTAATTTCAATAAGACCTTCGTTATAATCCTTTTCTTTTTCTTTTAAAAATCGTCTGACTACGGTTCTGATATGACCGTGGGTATATGGTGGCGTTAAAATACCTTCAGCTAACTTAAGGATGTTATTGACTGCGGTTTCTTTACTTCGCTTCTTACCCATAATATATTGATACAGCGATGGGTGGTTGTCTGGTACTGAAACCTTAATAAAATTATATATTATTTCTGTGTCACTCATTTATTTTTAATTATATTATCTTATATTTATATATAATAAATAAAAGTAAAATAAAAGTAAATGGAAAAAAATGTTATGGAAATTACTGATAGTACAGTTGATACTATAGTGAATCAAAAAGGAATTACAATAATAGACTTTTGGGCAGAATGGTGTGGACCTTGCAGAGTATACGGTCCAATATTGGAAGAATTTGCTACCGAAAGAGATTTATTAACTAAAAGTGATGGGGCAACTCCAGTTAGGGTTACTAAAATGAATATTGATGAAAATACTGTAACAGCTATGAAACATGGGATTAGAAGTATACCGACAACTATACTATTTAAAGATGGTCAGATAATAACTAAGGTACCTGGTGTCATACCAAAATCAAAGTTGACGGAGTTTGTAACGAATTTAGGTTAATTCTCAGATATTTATTAATATGAAAAAAAGGTTAATTATATCTGAAGGTCAATTAACGAGACTTAAATCGTTATTGAATGAATCTGAATATCATGAAGTAATGGTTAAGGAGATTTCGTCTAATTTAGATAGTAACTATGATAGAGCTGAAGAGACCTATCGAGATGGTAATGAATATAAGAAAAGGGTAGTTTTTCAAGTTAAGGATGTTGGTGAGGTGGTAACACCACACGACTTATTGGAATATCTTAAATTAAATTATGAAGTTAGTGATGAATTCTTAAAGCAAGTGATTAATGATTGGTGTGACAGGAAAATTGTAGATGGTATGTTATCTAAAAATATTAGTGTTAAATAATGTTGTGGAGCTCAAGGACAAAATAAAAGGTAAACTTAGGGAAGTTTATGGAGGTTTCCAAACATACTTAGAATATGAGTATGAAAATCGGATTACCGAGAATTTATGTACTGGCACAAAGAAGAATAAAAAAGAGTGGTTAACTTATAACCAAGTAATTCTAGAATTGAAACATAACCTTAAGGATATGCTTAAGGTAAAGGAGTTACAATACCGTTTAACTGAAGAGAAAGAACCTAGGGAGGTCTGTATTAATTTCATTGAAGGTTTAAGTGATTGGACTCCAGAATTAGATAGGTTATATTACAAAATAAGGAATTTTTAATATTATTTTTAGATAAAATTACCTATACATTCAATATAGCCACATCTCAAAAAAAAGTTATATAATCGTTGGTATATTGACCAATTTTAAGATATTTATCATTATATAACAATTACTAAAATTAGACTAATGAGAAACTTTGATTTTACTATTAAAGGGAGTTCTGGTCATTACACAGACTTGGACAAAGAGTATAATAAATACCTAAAAGAAACCCTAAGAAACCTTGATGAAGAAATGATATATAGATGGGAAAGCTATAATTTAATCATGGAAGAATTACTTACCTTAGATAAGGTTAAATTATTTGAGGAAATAAAATATAGATTGACAGATAATGAGTGTGTAAATAAGGTTATGTTAGATGTGATAACTAGAGATAGTAATACATCTGGATTATTGTGGTTCATTAAAAAAAGAATAGAAGATTATATAGAGGAAGACTTTTATAACCAATTTTATTGATTATTAGTTAAAAGTTAAGTATATTTACGTAAAATTAATTTAATGGGTAAAGTTGATGTGGCAGATAGGCTTGAGTTCTTAGCTGAGAAATTTGATGTTTTTGAATCTGATGAAAAGGGTGTAAAAATAAAAACTGATGAGCTAACTGAATCTGGCGTTACTATTGTGATTCCAATCATGGGTAACAATGATAACGTTATCGCACTTATCTCTAACACAGAAACTAGTGGAATTAATGAAGAGTATGGCGAATATGTAAGGGTTAAGTCAAAGATTAGTATCTCATATGTTATATTTAAAGCAATGGTGGATTCTGATTTAACAACTAATAAACAATACACCCAATGGATGCTTACTACATTCTATAGACTATTAAAAGAAAAGAAATTTGATGCCTCACTAAGGTTTGCTGAAGAAGATTTACCATTAGCTAAAGAATATCTAGAACTATTCGAAACTAATAAGAGGAAGAAGAAGTTTAAAGAACTTTGTGTTAGTAGTTTTACTCTTAGGAATGTTAAAGACCCAACTAACATAAATCAATATAAGTCTCTTTCTCAATTATATGATGCGGTTGACCCATTCATTGATAGGGACCCTTCAGAAATGGAGAAGCTTATGCAGAGATATGTTGATGCTGGTCAAGCTGAAATCCCAGTTAGGGATAGGAGGTTTACGTTGTATATGCCTAAGTCTAGAGACGCTAACGTAATCTTTAGTAAGTTTGCTAATTGGTGTACGTGTAACCCAGGTAATGGTATGTTTGATAACTACACAAAGAATAATAAAAAACCTAACGGTAAATTATCTGATATTTATATTATAATTGATAATAGGTTTTTTGAAGGTGAGCTGGAGGATAATTATTTATATCAAATACATTTTGAGACCTCACAACTAAAGAATAGAAAACAAAACGGAAAGGGTAGTGGTACTTTTTTCGGTGATGTTATATTAAAAAGTGAAGGCATTGCAAATTTCTTTAATGAAGAGTTAACAACAATGGCTAAGGCTAGTAAAGACATAACGAATAATTTATACATTGACTATTTAATTAAGTTTGGGTGGACTGAAGCTTTATTTGATATAATTGAAGTCTACACACCTATAATTAGGTTTAGTAATAGAGATGTACCCAAGTTACCAGACATCTCAAGATTTAATCAACTTAATACACTTATAATTAATGGGGCTAAATTAACTGAGCTTCATCCATCTATTGGTTCATTGGGTACGTTACAGGAATTATTATTACCAGATAATAAATTAACTTCATTACCAAAAGAGATTGGTAAACTTAAAAACCTAATAATGCTTAATATTAAAGGGAATAAAATAAAAGACATTCCAGATGAGATTAAATATCTTGATAAAACAAATGGTGGGTGCCTACATAGAATGGTTGCTAATCGTAAAGAAATAGGGGAGGATAATTATCGTAAATTAAAAAGATTATTACCATCAGTAAAGATGTAATATGAAAAAAAAAGTAAAAATGAAGTGGAACAGAATGACGAAAGGACCAATAGGGATGCCGTTATTCGATTATTTAAGAAAAATATTTAAAGAAGAAACTGAAAAGGGTTACGAATTTAAAGTATGTGTTGGGACCGATTCACAAAGAAGTGGTATGGGTTATAAATTTGCTACCGTAATAGTAATATCTACACACCAAGACCTTGGTGGGGGGACTACTGTTGGTAGGGGTGGTATTGTAATTGGCTCTAATTATTTTAACACTAATCACACAAATAATAAAGAGGGGGTTAAAGAAAGAATGCTTTATGAAGTAGCTAAATCTATTGAGGTTGCATATGAAATATCACCACTCTTAGATGAATATAATGTTCCATTAGAAGTTCACGCTGATATAAATCCAGATATTAAGTGGGAGTCCAATAAGGCTCTTTCTGACGCTGTTGGTTACATTCTTGGTATGGGTTATGATTTCAAAGTAAAACCGAACTCATTCGCTAGTTCATCAACTGCGGATAGGATGAGTAGAATGTAATAAAATAACAAATAACCTTATAGGTATTTAACTTTTAAGGTATATAAATATATTTATTAGTATGTATAAATTAGTAACTAAAGATGGTGAGGCAATAAGTAAAATAGAAGCAAGCTCAATGGAAGACGCTATTAGAACATTCTCAATTATTAAAAATTTACGTAGGGAGGCTCTATTAATAATTTATAGTATTGTTTTTATTGATTAAATTTTAATTTATTTTGACTTTTTATGGTATTTATAGATATTTATTAAAAGAGTGAATAAAAATATTTAAAAAATTCTAGAATTATGTCAAATACTAAGACTAAAAAGACTGTTAAGATTACCGAAAACGAATTAGTTGATTTAATCGATAATATCGTTAATGAAGCTGTAACTGAAAAGAAAAAATCGTGGATTGCTGAACAAGCAAAGAAGAAAGCGACTGTTCTTGAAAGTAAAGTTGCTGATTTAGAGAAGAAGATTAAAATGCTTTCTGAATCTAAGAAGTAATTATATATTAAAAATATTAAGCTGAAGGATTAGAATGTAGTTCTCAGCTTTTTTTTTCCAAAAAATTTGGTTTACTGGATTTTTATGTGTATATTTGTACCATGAAAAATAAACTATTAAACCTAATTGGACTATTATTCGCTGTAAGTTTTTTATCATCAGTTAAGGTCCCACCCCAAAAAACTCGTATTAAAGTAAAATTAAGTCAACCAGTTGAGGTTAATTCAATTTGTGTTGAAGAAAACTATCTACCAGATAATTTCCTTATTATTTATAACTCCTTTAAAAAGTATAACCCGTATGTGGACAGTGTTACTGCGTTAAGATTCGCTGACGTTGTTAATTGTTTTGGACTTAACGATAAAGAAACGGTTAGGTGGTCCATAGGTCAAATTCTATTAGAGTCTGGTGCTAAACAGTATTACCAACCAACACACCCAAAAGAGGGTAGGTTAGTTGTTAGTAGTGCTGGCGCAATTGGGTTTACTCAAATACTTCCATCAACTGCTTATGGTTATATGATAAAGAAAGTTAGTAAGGAAGATAAAGAGTGTTTTAGAGAATTGGGTGTTACTGATTTTTCTTTTGCTTATAGTAAAATATATAGTAAAACAAAAAAGATTAACATGACTAAGGTTTGGTTAATGGATGAGAATAACAATATGGCTATGTGGGGTAAGATTATGAGTTCAAAATTAAAGACAAAACCAATAATTGATGCGTTGATTACCTATAATGCTGGGTCTGGTGGTTTAAATAAGTACGTAAACTCTGGTGGTTTAAAAATAAAACATAAATATATAAGGGGTATTAAAGATAGATTAAGTAAGGTTGGTCTTTAACTTCTATTAATCATGTAATACGTATCATTAAGTATTACTGCTCCAATCCTTTCCCAAAAGTCTTTACTTTCTTGAGTTGGCATAAGGATGAATCTATTTATATCTGGAAATTGAACCCATAATGCTTTGATTGTTTCAGCACCTAATTTAACACCTCTAAATTGCTCTTCAATTTTTATTAGAACAATCTCTAAATCATCATCATTAAGTTTTTTGTTGAATTTCCCAACTTCTATCTGACCAACAACATTTTCCTTGTGCATAATATTAAATGCTGTGGTCACTGGAGTTTCATCCATTAACGATAGGGTTATATTTTCTTTAATTCTTCTTTTAATAAAATCTCTTATTGATTCATTAAGTTTTTTTGTTTTATCTTTCCAGTACTTATCACCTTCTTTCTCCATCTTCTTAAGTCTAGTATAATAATCTGGAATTTCAACTAGGTGGTCCATAGCTATCTCTCTAGATAACGTTCTATTGGTTACATGTTCCATTTCAACGTCTTCACCCATCTTAAGTTCTTTGTTAATCTTAGCAACTGTAATACCAAACTTATTAGCTATGTCTTTCTTACTTTTGTTATCAGCAAGACCACCCTTTAATTTATCCTGTTCATTCATAACCGATTTCTTTTTAAATATTGGTGTTAATATTTTAGTTAACCCTATAAGTGTTAATCCACCTGGTACCATAAATAATGCACCATAACCTAACGCTGTAAATATATTTTTTAAATTATTATTAATGAAGTCTTTTTCATCATCACTTAAATCGACATTATTAACAATACTACCATGAAGTAATTTATAAGCTTCTTTAGTTTGAGAACTACCATTCTTTATATTTTGAATAAACTTTTGTCTATCAAATACTTTATCTTTAAGGATGTCATTAATTTTACCTTCCTTAATCACATCAGATTCTGGATACCTTATCATCGCTTCACGGAACTCAAAATTCTTGTTTTTACCCTTGTTGGGTTTAAAGTTGAATCTATGGTAGAACCTGTTAAGTCTATTTTTATTACCACCATAATCAGCCGATGGTGTTAATGCTATAATTTTATTATTCTTATCAGCGTAGTTAATTAAGTCAGTCATAATTTTAGTACCATAACCTTCTTCTTTTGAGTCATCATTGACAACAATCTTGGATAGTATAAGACTGGATTCCTTTTCATAAATATCTATTCCATTTATGTGTTCACCGTACTTTGATAATAATATATCTTCTATCATGATTTACTTTATATAAGATAAATATATAAAAAAAGCGGAAAATTTCCGCTTAATTTATATATTATTTCCATTTAGGTTAACTTAACACGATTTTAGATTCCTTCTTGTCGTAACCAATTTTAATTGTGTCACCTTCAACAAAATTACCATTTAAAATCTCATCAGCTACTGGGTCTTCGATATGTCTTTGAATTGACCTATTAAGTGGTCTTGCTCCAAATTCTGGGTCATAACCTTGGTCAGCAACATATTCAATAGCAGCCTTATTAATTTTTAGGGTAATTCCTAATTCATCAATAACTCTACTTTTAAGCTTATCTAACTCATTATGGATGATAACATGTATGTCATCTCTTTTAAGTCCATTAAAGATGATTGTATCATCAATACGATTAAGAAATTCTGGTTTAAACTTCTTCTTAAGGGCTTTTTCTATAATCGAACGAGATTTTTCTTCTTCATTAACAATTGCAGCACCCGTATTGAATCCCATATCTTTACCGAAACTACTTAATTCTTTAACACCAACATTAGATGTAAGAATAATAAGGGTATTCTTAAAGTTTACCTTTCTACCTAACCCATCAGTTAATTGACCTTCATCAAGTAATTGAAGTAATAGGTTAAATACATCGTCATGTGCTTTTTCAATTTCATCAAAAAGAATAACTGAATAAGGTTTTCTTCTTATCTTTTCTGTTAATTGTCCACCTTCTTCATAACCAACATATCCTGGTGGTGGGCCAATAAGTCTTGATACGGAATGTTTCTCCATGTATTCTGACATATCTATTCTAACAAGTGATTCGGCATCACCAAACATACTTTCTGCAAGTAATTTAGTTAAATAAGTTTTACCAACACCAGTAGGTCCTAAGAAAATGAATGAACCAATTGGTTTACCCTTATCTTTAATTCCGAGTCTATTACGTTTAATAGCTTTAACTACTTTTACAACAGCTTCATCTTGACCAATCACTTTACCTGTAAGTTCCTTATCCATATTCATAAGTCTCTTAGTTTCTTGTGAGGAAATTTTATTAATAGGAATACCAGACATCATTGAAACAACTTCAGCAACCAACTCAACATCAACTATTGTCCTCTTTTTATCGAGAGATTCAAGCCAATCTGATTTTTCAGTGTCTAATTTTTCGACTATTTTTCTTTCTTCATCTCTAAGTTTTGCCGCTTCTTCGTATTTTTGTTTCTGAACAACAATCTTCTTATCTTCATTGATTTTTATTAAAGCATGTTCTAATTTTTTAATACTTTCTGGAGCTTCATGATTTACGTTGGTTGTTGCACCAGCCTCATCAAGAACATCAATTGCTTTATCTGGCATTGACCTATCCATAATATATCTATCAGATAACTTTACACATTCTTCTATAGCTTCTTCAGTATAGATTACTTTGTGGTGGTCTTCATACTTTTCCTTGATATTCATAAGGATTGTTTTAGTTTCTGAAATACTTGGTTCCTCTATCAATACTTGTTGGAATCTTCTTGTGAGGGCACCATCAGATTCAATTTTTTCTCTAAATTCATCAAGGGTTGTAGCACCAATTACTTGTATTTCACCTCTAGCTAATGCTGGTTTAAATATATTAGCAGCATCCATTGACCCAGATGCATTACCAGCACCTACAATCGTATGTAACTCATCAATAAAAAGTATTACATTTGGGTTATTTCTAAGTTCATCTAATATAGCTTTCATTCTTTCTTCAAATTGTCCTCGGTATTTTGTACCAGCAACTATCGAAGATAAATCTAATGAGTAAATTCGTTTATCAAGAATAATTCTAGGTGCTTTACCTTCTTTAATTAACATAGCAAGACCTTCAACTATTGCAGTTTTACCAACACCTGGCTCACCGATAAGAACTGGGTTATTCTTTTTTCTTCTAGCAATAATTTGAGACACTCTTTTAATTTCTGTGGCTCTACCAACAACTGGGTCAAGTATTCCATCTTCAGCTGATTTAGATATATCTCTACAGAAGTTATCTAATACTGGTGTTTTAGAACTAACCTTTTTGTCACTTTTCTTTTCAAATTTACCATTTCTACCTCTTCCACCCATGGTGAATTCATCTTCATCATCTAACTCACTTCTAACCTCTTCAATCCTAGCTCTCGTCCTTTCAATATCTATTGACTCTTCTTCTAGTGAATAATTATCCTCATTCTTGTTGTTTTTCATAATCTGCTCTTTAAAATTATCATAGTTTATTCCTTCATTATTTAATAATTTAACCAAATCTAATTTAACATAAGTTAACATTGATAACATTATATGTGTTGTATCAATAAAATGGTCATTTAGCTTTTCAGCTTCTGAATCAATTTTCTTTAGTGTTTTTTTAACCTCACTACTAAAGGGTAATTTTAATCTTTTTTTATTTTCAGAACCTATATTTAATTGACGATACCTAATATATTCAGTAATTTTGTCGTATAAATCATTAACATCTACTTTCATTCCTTTAAGTATTCTATGACACCTATTAGTATTGTCATTAATAATTGATAATAATATATGTTCTTGTCTAACATAGTTATCTTCATAATGTTTAGCCTCTTCTTGAGACTTATTCATTATGTATTTTACCTTTGGTACTATTTCTCTATTTTTATCCATTATATAACGTTTATTTCAACAAACTTACACCTTTATTATTTAATAATCAACCCTTGATTTATTAATAAATATGTTGTATATTTGCATTTATTATATAATAAATAAAAATGTGGATATAAAGAGAGATACAAAATTCAATAGAATTGACTTAATTGTTAAGGATGGTGATAGTCGTAAAAAAATTGAGCATCATGATTGTATTATGATGTTTACTGGTAATTATATTATTATAGTTGAAGATGGGGATAATGTTGTGGAAACCACAACAAGTAGTACTGGAACAATATATAACCTTACTGAAATAGAAAAATATAAAACACACGCACTTTAATAATAACAAATAAAATATAAATTATGATTTTAGAAAGAGTAGAAAAAGATAAATTAGTAAAAGCAATTTATGAATCATCAAATATTGTTGCATCAACATATAACAAAAATAATAAAGATTTAAATATCATATTCAAACATGGTGGTAGTTATACTTATCAGAATGTGTCGGAAACTGATTACATGAGATTTGAGACCGCTGATAGTCAAGGTAAGATTCTTAATTCAAACCTTAAGTCTTATGCGTTTCTAAAACATGATAACGTTGATGTTGATGTTGTCATTAAAAAGATTAAGGCTATTAAGGGCAGTGAAACTTCAGCTATGGAACTAGGTATCTCTAAACTTATGGAGGAAATGGTGGAACATTTTAGAGATACATCTAAATTAGATACCACTAGGGTTGGTAGGTTAACTAGTATGCTTTCGGTTTATAACCAAATGGTAACAGTATAATGAATTTACTTTATAACGTTGACCGACAATACCAAGAATTATTACTTAAGGTAATTAATAATGGTAAAGAGAAAGAAGATAGAACATCAACTGGTACTATCTCCACTTTTTCACATACACTTGAGATTGATATGGCTCAAGGGTTCCCACTTCTTACAACAAAGAAGATGTTTACTCGTGGTATTATTCATGAATTACTTTGGTTTCTTAATGGTGATACTAACATTCAATACCTTGTAAGAAACGGAGTTAATATATGGACACCAGATGCGTATAGGGAATATAAAAAGAGTTTCGAAGTACACCCGACTGGAAATATTGATATTGATTTTATGTTAAAGGGTCATAGTGACCAAGTAATGGGTTACACTTCAATGGATAACCCTAACCCATCATACAAATTAGGTCAGATAAACGCTTTTTTAGAAGGAAAGGCGGTAAAACCAGATTTCTATTTATCAATAGATGAATTTAAGGAGACTATCATAAATAACGATAAGTTTGCTGAAATGTATGGTGAGTTAGGTCCTGTTTATGGAAAACAATGGGTTAATTGGGGTGGTTATGAGATAATTTCTGGTAAAGAGGTTGAGGGTTTAAATAAGGGTATTAATCAAATCCAAAACGCTATTGACACATTAAACAACAATCCAGATTCACGTAGAATTATGGTATCAGCTTGGAATGTTGGTGAATTAATCGATATGAAACTTCCACCATGTCACTGGGCATTTGAATTATATACTGAAGAATTGACCGAAGCCGAAAGAGGACAAATGTTTAGGGCTAAATCAATGGGTCCTAAATTGGGAGTTGATATTGTTGATGGAAAGCCATCACCACCAACGAAAACAAAAACAGAACATTATGACGAATATAATGTACCATCCAGAAGACTATCACTTAAATGGCATCAACGTTCAGTAGATACATTCTTAGGGCTTCCATTTAATATCGCAAGTTATGGTTTCTTATTAGAGATGATAGCACAACAAGTTAATATGGTTCCTGGTGTCCTTGTAGGAGATTTAACAAATGTTCACATATATAAAAATCATATTGAACAGTGTAAGGAACAGTTAAAAAGAAAGGCTAAACCCTTACCACAATTAGTATTAAATAAAGCTGATGATATATTTAGTTATGGGCTCCAAGATTATCAAATTGTTAATTATGACCCTCATCCAACAATTAAGGGTGACATTTCGGTTTAATCCACATATTTATTATATCAAATGATAATAACAGTGGATACATCGAAAATGAATTTTAATGGTTGCACTAAATCTGTAAGGAAAGAGATTGAGGCTATGCGTGACACACACCTAGAAAATAGTAACGAAAATAAAAGATTAGACTCACAAAAAAGGGTATGTACTTTATCTAAATATTTATTTTTTTTTAGTAAAGTCTCTTTAAAAAATAATAAAGCTTCTAAATGATGCTTTTTTTTGTTTATCAACATATTTATTATTAAATAATAGAATTTTAATAAAAAAATAATATGTCAGTAAATAGAACACAAAACTCAATTATACACGCATGGAATAATGCAGACTATAGTTCACACACATATAACCTAGTTTATGCGAGTGTTGATTCAAACGCAGTTATTAATGGGGTAAGTGTATTCTTAGTTGCAACAACGCAATTACCTATTAAGGTAAGGAGTCTTACTGCTGATACTAACAATGTATATGTGTTAGGTGAAAATAACGATGTGTCGGATGGTAGCCCAACATTAAGTAATTATCCAAATCCATAATAACTTTTACAAGAAAACATAATATTTATATATAAATCACAAAAGAGATGAAAAAAGGTAATATAGTAAAACCAGTAGGTTTAAAAGGTAATGAAGTAATTAACAGAATGAAAGAATTAATGGGTACGACATCTATTAATGAAAACGAAAGTGGTTCTGTTGTTGAATTAACTAAAGAAGGACCAGATGGTAAAATATATGGTGTAATTAGAGAAAACCACGAATACTACATAAAGACTGCTGAGAATAAAGAAAACTTAGTAACAGAAGATTTTAATTATGTTGGTGGCTTACAAAATAAGAAAGATAAATCTTATCCTTCTTACGCAAAAGCAATTAAGATGCTTAACCTTAAGTTCATGAGTCTTAACGAAGCGGCTGGTAAATCTGGTCAAGTAAATGTATTCCTAGATGATAACTTAATTACAGAACATCACGGAATGAATGCTAACGCTACATTATCTGCGGATAAGGCTTTTGGTGATGCTGATGAATATGTTGTTGATAAGAAAGGTGATAAACTAGATTATGATGCTGACGAAGATAAAGAAAATTCTGGTTCTAACGTAGCTAAAGGTAAGGCTGAATCTGACAACAAAGATGTTAAGTTAACTGTAACTGAAAGTGCTATTGATGAAATGATTACTGGTAAAGTAGAGGAAGCTCCTAAGAAAAAAGGATATTCTATCGCTAAAGCAATGATGGAGATGGATTCAGTAATTGATGAACTTAGTGGTGAAAATAGTAAGATTGAATCTATTCTTGAGTCACTTGGTGAAGATGAGAGAGCTATTATGATGGAAGCTTTAAAAAAAAAAGTTTAACCGAAGCGCCTAGGGACACTACTGGTTTGTTTTCTGACGAACAACCCAACAATGGTGGATACAATAAAATGGATATTGATGAAGTCAATATCGATGAAGATATCACCGAAAATCTAGAAGAAGATACTAAATACAAAATCAAGCTGGACGCTCCAAAGAGTGAACCAGCTTTTGATGATTCTGGTAGTGGGGGATTAGATGCCTTTGCAGATGCTCCAGCTGATGATGCTGGTGGATTTGGGGATGAAGCTGAGTCTGAAGGTGATAAGCCATTCGATGAAGAACCATTCGATGCTGGCGTTGAGGCTAGTGAAGAAGAAGACCCAGAAAAATACATTCAACAATTAGCTGGTAAGATAGGCACCTCAATGAGGAAATATAACGATGAAAGAGGTGAGCCAGATTTTGATTTAGAGAAATACGCAATTAACTCTGTTATATCTGCTAGTCACACATCTGAAATGGATGAAGAAGACCAAGATGATATTATTAGAAAGGTTAAGACTTCTGGAGCTGCTGACGATACTAGTGATGCTGAGAAAGAAGTGTCTGCTGAACCAGAGGTTGAGCCAGAAGTAGATTCTGAACCAACAAGCGATACTGAAGAGGTGTTTAGTGGTGATGAAGGTGGTTTAGAAGAAGACGATACTTTTAGTCAGTTTGATTTTGGGAATAAAACATTAAAAAGGTTAAGTGAATTGCAAGAATCAAAAAAAAATGATATATTTGTTGAAAACACAGACATGAAAGATACAATTAAAGTAGGATTAGGTGAAATGGTTGAACCAGCTATCAAACCTCCAGTTGTTAAACCAGGTGAAAAACCTTCACGTAGAACAAAGAGGATTTGGGAACCAAAACCAATTGTTAAACCAAGACCTAAAATGGGAGAATAATAATGAAGTTAGTTTATATAAATGAAGTTGGTGAAGATTGGACTGGTAATAATATTTATGAGTTCTTATTCGCTGATGAGATTGAGAATATTGATGGTGACGATTGGGACGCTTTACCAGCATCTGGTAGACCAGCACCACCTAGTAGCGATTTTATCGTGAAGGTTGGCAAACTTACTTCTGAATTAAAATTTGACTTGGTTCAGAAAAGCGATACATTCGCAGTTTGGGATGCCGTAGATGGTGTTGTAGCACTTGGTTGGGAAGACATATCGGAATATGATGAATATCCAGATACAAGGCTTTATTTTGATTTTGGAATTGATATTAAAGAAGTTGAAGATAAATTATACGAAAAAGATGTTATTCTTGAATATAATAATGCTAATAAAAAAATAGTTGATGAGAATTAAAAAGAAACATATACAAGAGGATATTGATAAAGCTAGGAAGTTAGCTAAGAACGATGTTGATGATATTACTACAATCGCTGGTGAAATCGAAAGTTCTGTTGAGCCTATCACTGGTAATATTGAAGACGCTAAATTCCTAGCCTCAAAGATTGCTACAACCGCTATAGATACGGCTTATAATAGTGAAGTTAATGAAACTGACTTTCCTGATGATGTGGTTAGTAGAGGTATTGAAGCTGGAATTAACCCAGAACTAAGTGATTTAAGTAACGATTGGAATGGTCAAGATGGCGGTCCAGATTATGGTGATAAAAAACCTAGACCTACAATAAACACTACCTCAGTAGGTGGTGCTGATACTAATGATAATATGTTAGAATGTGATGATAATTTACACTCACGCATTCAAGCTCTTAAAGCCCAAATAGACCGCACTAAAGACCCTGAAAAACTTGCATCCTTAAAGGATTGGTTGGGGAAGATGGAGAAAGAGGAATTAGCGGCTAGTAAGGGTAGTAAAACTAATGAGAATGTTAGACCAAAGATGAGTAAAGACCAACTGATTGAAACTATATTGGGTAATAAAAAAAGAAAAGTTATAAAAACATTTAAAGTAAAAAACTTAAGAAAATGAGTAAAAAATATAGAGAATTAGCAAAGAAAGCTTTAAAGGAGGCAAATGTGGGGAGTGATAAACAACCAATTAATGAGAACCTTCTTTATGAGGAAAACATTACTGAAAGAATGCATCAACAATTAGAAGATGATTTAAGAAACAATAAACACTCATTAGCTGAATGTGGTATATTCCCAGAAGGAAATGAAATAACAAGTGAAATGAGACTTATCAAAGAAAGATTTAAAGAAGTTGTTGAGAGATGTCGTGAGGCATTTGATGTTGATACTATTGATAATAATCAAATTATGGAAAAACAGATGCCTTTAGTTAGACAAGCAATGGAAATGGAAGAACCACATAGAAAAAAATTAGAAGAGTTGGCTGTAGAGATGGTACTTAATGAATTTGATATTCCAGAAGGGTCTATTGATATGGTGGCTGAATTAACTTCACATATAACAAGAAGTGGAACTAGTGATAGTGATGGACCACTAGAAATGGAAGAAGATTTTCAATTTGAAGATTCAGATGAGATTTCACAAGCTAATGCTGAAGTAAAGAAAAGAAGAGTATTAAATGCAATGACTCAAGGTGCCGCTAAGAACGTTAACCACATGTTTCATATGAGACACGATGATTTAATTGGTATGAATCCAAGACTACCTGGGAATTATAAAAAGATGATGTCTGCTGCTGATTATATGTTTTTCATTATGCCAGATATGGATAAGGGTGTTGATGCGGGTAAGTGTGATGTTGATTGTGGTGTAGGTGAGGATTCAAAACCACAAATTAAAGCACAAGCAATGGTATTTCCAGTACTTATACATGAATTAGTTAAGGGTGTAATGGAAGTATTATCTATGCATGGTCAACCATCACAAGAAAACATTGCTAAATACGCAATTAATAAAGCTGATTTTATTCAAGCCGAACCATGGGATATGAGATTTTCTAAGATATGGAATAGATTTTGTGAAGCAATACCAGTTGATGACTTCAACCTTAAGCACCACGCTTATGCTGATGTTGCTGCATTACCACCATCTGAATTTAATTCATTTATGAAAGAAATCATCGGTAAGACTAAGACTGGTAAGAAAAGAATGGGTGAAATGATTAGTGAGATTAAGAGAGAACTACAAGAGGATGATTACAATGAACGAATGGGTGAATCTAATTTTGATATCAATGAATTATTAGGTTAGTTAAATCATAATATATAATGCTAAAAAAAAAGGTCCATTAGTGTGGGTCTTTTTTGTTTTTACTTGTGTCATCATATTTATATAATAAAGACTATGTTAACAAATGCAGAAATATTAACTGAATACGTTAAATGTGTGCAAGACCCTATCTATGCTATTGGTACTTATTTAGAGACTAAAGATTTAACACAGGGCGGTTTTGTACCTTTTAAGTTATTCCCTAGACAAAAGCAAATCGTAAACGCATACGAGGAACATAGATTCAATTTAGTAACTAAACCTAGACAGGCTGGTATATCAACAACAACACAAGCTTATATGGCTATAAAGGGTGGTTTTGCTGACCCAGATAACCCAGAGGTTATTCTAATAATCGCAAATAAGTTAAAATTAGCTCAAAAATTTGTTAAAGGTATTAAAGATTATTGTAACCAATTACCTAGATGGGTATGGGGGCCAGAATACTACGGTTCAGTAGAGAATGAAAAGAAAAGTATCTTTATTACTGACTCTAAGATTGAGATTGAATTACCTAACGGATGTCAAATTATTGCGGTTGCTACATCTGAGGATGCGCTTAGGGGGTACACACCCACTTATCTAGTATTTGATGAGGCAGCCTTTATTGATAACGGAGATGCTGTGTATGCTGCTGCAATGTCATCATGTGCTACTGGGGGTAGAGTAATGCTTATTTCTACACCGAATGGTATGGACCCACTATATTATAAAACATATGACCAATCTAAAACTGGTAAGAATAATTATAATATTGTTGAAATGCGTTGGTTTGAGGACCCACGTTACAATAAGGATTTAAGATGGATTAAAAAGAATAAGGATGGTGAGATAACTGAAGAGTTGCCAGAGATTGAATTTTTAGTTGATGAATATGAACATAGGATTAAAGATGGTTATAAACCTACTTCTACATGGTATGAAGATATGTGTATGACTCTTAATAATAATACAAGAAAGATTGCACAAGAGCTTGACGTATCATTCCTTGGTTCTGGGGGTAACGTAATAAAGGATGAGGATATTGTTTATCAAGAAGAAAACAACGTTCAAGACCCTAAGTGGACTTCTGGCCTTGAACAAGAATACTGGATATGGAAACAACCAGAAGAAGGTCACCAATATATAATGGGGGTCGATGTAGCTAGGGGTGATGGTGAAGATTCATCCACAATAGTAATAATTGATTTTACAACTATGGAACAGGTTATGGAGTACCAAGGAAAGGTACAGCCAGATTTACTAGGTGAGATAGTTTATGAATATGGTAATTTATATGAGTCTTATACTGTGGTTGATATCACAGGTGGTATGGGTGTTTCAACAGTACTTAAGTTAATTGAGTTAGGTTATAAATTCTTACACTATGACGAACCTAGGGGTAAGATTCTTAATAGTAAGAAAGGGCAATTAGAACACCACACTAAGGATAGTAAAATACCTGGATTTAACGCTAACGGTGTTAGACTTCCAATGATTGCTCATTTAGAATATATGATTAGAACGGATGGTATTAAGATTAGGTCCATAAGAACTACATCTGAAATGAAGACGTTTATTTATAAAAATGGTAGACCAGACCATATGGAAGGTTATCATGATGATTTACTTATGGCATTTGCAATGCCATTATGGACTCTTGAACATTCATTTAAAAATTTAAAGAAGTTAGAGAATCAAACTAAAGCAATACTATCAGCTTGGAAGGTTGGTGGTGAATTAAATAACGATACAAGTGGTACTGGTTTCGTGTCTCAAAAGAATAGAGGTAAGAAAGCACATCCAAAACCTAAATTTAAACCAGGGGTGTCTAAGAACATGCAAGACCCAAAAGGTGAATATTTATGGCTATTTAGTGGAACAAGATAATATGGGGTTAGAAAGATGTAAAAAATGTGGTAGGAAACAAGGGTTTCAAAAGGGTGGTAAACTATATAAATGGTGTCCAGATACTAGTGTTAAGAAAAAAGCTAAGAGTTCTGGCGGGGTTGGTAATTATTACTGTACAACTCCAATTGGGTCTCAAGGGGATGATTTTATATCAACATATAGTTATGTGATTGTAGTTATTACTGGTCAAGCAGTAAGAACAGCTTATGCACAATGTGATTATGTGAAGTAAGTATTTAATTTTAGTATAAATTCATTATAATTATAACTATAATAAAAAGTAAAAGAAATGGCTAAGAAAAATTTAACAATATTTCAAAGATTAAACAATATATTTGGACCAGATGGTGTCAACGCACCTAAGTCTAAAACTAATAGGTATTCTATTGGTAATGATACATTATTAAAAACACAAAATAAGGAGGAATTCAACCAGGCTAAATTACAGGCCCAACAAAATAAGTATCTTGGTGGGCAATGGAGAAAGGTTGATAATGAAATGTTTCAAAAGGCAATTCATTATGAAACAACTCGTATTGGTTCATATAGTGATTTTGAGGCTATGGAGGGTTATCCAGAGATTTCAGCTGCTTTAGATATTATGATGGAGGAATCCTCAACAATAAACGAAAAGGGTAGAGTTCTTAATATTTATTCAGAATCTAAGAGGGTTAAGACAATTCTAGAGGATTTATTCTTTAATAGACTTGACATACATACGTCACTTCCAATGTGGGTTAGAAATACCTGTAAGTATGGTGATAACTTCGTATTTCTTAATATTGATGATAAGGCTGGAGTAATTGGTGGAAGACAAATGCCTAACTTTGAGATTGAGAGAAGAGAGGGTGATTTATATTCTAGAATGGTTAATGGCGGTGGTTCTACTCCGATTGGTGGAGAAGAAGCGGATGACCCAAAGGTTAAGTTTATATGGAGAGGTAGAGACCTTGAGTTTAATTCATGGCAAATTGCACACTTTAGACTTCTAGGTGATGATAGGAGACTTCCTTATGGAACTTCAGTATTAGAGAAAGCTAGGAGAATATGGAAACAATTAATACTTTCTGAAGATGCAATGCTTATTTATAGGGTTACAAGAGCTCCAGAAAGAAAGGTATATAAAATCTATGTTGGTAATATCGATGATGAAGATGTACCGTCTTATGTAGATGATATTGCAAATAGGTTTAAGAGAAGTCCTGTTGTTGACCCACAAACTGGTCAAATAGATTTACAATATAATCAAATGGCGAATGACCAGGATTTCTTTATTCCAGTTAGAAGTGAAGATGCTCCTAATCCAATTGATGTTCTTGCTGGAGCGTCTAATCTTGACCAAATTGCAGATATCGAATATTTACAAAAGAAATTATTTACAGCATTAAGGGTACCTAAGTCTTTCTTAGGGTATGAAGATGCTATGGGCGAGGGTAAGAATTTAGCTTTACAGGATATTAGATTCACTAGAACAATTAATAGAATCCAACAAGCTATGATAATGGAATTAAATAAGATTGCTATCTTACACTTATTCCTTTTAGGTCTTGATGAAGAATTAGATAATTTTACACTTGCACTTAATAATCCATCTACACAAGCAGAGATGCTTAAAGTTGAACATTTACAAGCTAAGGTTACACTTTTTAAAGATGCTGTTAGTGACTCTGGTAATGGATTCGGTGTTATGTCTATGACTAGGGCAAAAAGAGAAATTCTTGGATGGGCTGATGATGAAATTAAACAAGATTTACTTGAACAGAGAATGGAGAAAGCTGCTTCTTCTGAATTAGAAAAAACATCATCGGTTATTAAACATACTGGTACATTCGATGAGGTTGATAGGATATATGGTGATATTAAGGTTGCTCAAGAAGGTGAGTCTGGTGGTGGTGATGAAGGTGGTGATGAAGGTGGTGATGAAGGCTTCGGTGGTGGAGGCGGTGGAGGCGGCTTCGGTGGTGGAGGCGGTGGTCTTGACTTCGGTGAAGGTGGTGATGAAGGCTTCGGTGAAGGTGGTGATGAAGGCTTCGGTGATGATGAAGGTGGTGATGAAGGCTTCGGTGGTGATGAACCAGAAGCTACTGAAGAGTCAATTAAGAGAACTGAAAACTTAATTACTGAAAGTAAAGATAAAATTAATAAGAAAATTAATAAGTACCAAGGAAACTATTACGATAAGTTAATAACTTCTATTAAACCAAAGGAAAAGGAGATTATGAATGAAAGGGTTAAGATAGTGGATAAGAACATAAAAATTAATGAAAATATTAATGATATGATTAATGACATCGATAAAATGATTGATGATTGAGTGTTTTATCTATAAAATAGATATTTATTATTATAAAAGATTTAACTATGAGAAATTTCGGTAAAATTAAAAATGTTTTTAATACAATGTTATCAGAATCTATGGGCTCTAAGAATGCTGATAAGAGAGATGCCTTTAAGAACTATTTAAAAATGATTAAGGAAAATGAGATATTAAAAACTCAATTCAATATATACACATCAATCGAATCATTGACGGAGGATAACCAATTTAAAGCTAGTGAAAAGATAAAGAGAAATATCGATTTATTAAAGTCGTATGATAGACAAGATATATTAGAAGCTAATACTACTTTATTTAAGTTAGCTAACGGCAGAACCGTTAAAGAGTCTTATGTAAACGATAAACTACATGAGAATATTACTAATATGATTTTCTCTAAGAATATCAATAAGTTTGTTGATTCATTAAACGAAACTATAGAGTATGTTAAATCAAATGTATATAGACAAGTTAATGAGGGTGTTGGTATATCTAATAAAATATTTGCACCTTTAGTTGTTGATAGATTCAATGAGAAGTATAGTGACTTAACGGAATCACAAATAGATACACTTAAGGTAATTATAGAAAATAATGAAACATATAATATTGCTTTATTTTCAAAAACAGTTAAAGAATGTTTAGTATTAGTTAACGATAAACTTAAAGACGCTAACACTGATTTAAAAGAAAGTTTACTGTCCGTTAAAGATAATTTATTAAATAGAAAATATATTAAAGAAAGTTTTGATAAAGACATATTTAAAATATTAGATTTAAAAGAAGATTTAATGTAATATGTTATCTAAATCAGAAAACATAAATAAATTAAAAGTTTTAGTGGAACAGTTAACTATTAGAGACACTTCTGTATTCAGAAGAAAAGACACTTTAGAGGCTATACTTGAAGCAAGTTCTGATGGGTTATGGGAATGGGATATGGAACATGGTACAGCGTTCTTAAGCCCTAACTACAAACTTCAACTAGGGTACAAAGACCATGAGTTACCTAATACCCCAGAAACCTGGAATGATTTAATGTTAAATGATGATTTGGATAAGATGAACTGTGAATTAAAAAAACATATCGATAGTAATGGTGATTATCCATTTAGAATTGTGGCTAGATATAAACATAAAAATGGACATGAAGTTAAAATACTTTGTAGGGGAAAGGTTATAGAATGGAATAATAATGGTGAGCCAATCAAGATGGTTGGTATGCACATAGATTTAACAAACTTATAGAAATGGAAATGAGTAAGGAAGGAGTCCCACAGAATGGGTGGAATGAGTATTCTAAATTAGTATTGGCTGAACTAGAAAGGTTGAATGATAATGATGAGAAGATTCAAGAGACCCTTAATGAGATTAACCTAAAACTAGGTAAGGTAGATACGATAGAAAGGGACTTGGAAGCAATAGGTAAGTGGAAGCGTTATATGGACGATATAGCTAGTCCTAATACACTAAAAGAAATTAAAAAAGATGTAGCTTCGTTAAATGTTTTTAAAACTGTAGCTATAACTGTATGGACAGTGGTTCAGGTAGGTTTCGGAATATTCATAGCGTTATTTAAAAGTTAATAACAAATACAAACTAAATTAGATGGTAAGGGTTATTTTGGGGATATAAGACCAGCTTCAAACGTGAACCCATATAGAGCTGTTATCATGCTTTTATCTACAACAATTAAATCTTTAGAAGATTGGGTTGAGAAGTAAAAATATATATTTGACTTTCTCATTTTTTTTATTTACATTTAATAAAAAAAAGATTAATATGATAACTAAGAAAGGAAAACAATTAATGGTAAAGAATCACACGAATTACAACATAGTCACTGGTACTGTTGATAACAAGAATCCAAAGGCAATTTATGTAAGTATTTCGGCTTGGGCTGACCCCTTAAATAAAGAGGGTGTTAATTACAGTTCAGTAATTAAAAAACTAACCAAAAGAATAAAAAAAGAATTACATGATAATCTAGATTCTGAGCTATTTAATCCCGAAAGAAGTATTGTGGATTTCGATATGAGGGAGTCTGGAATAATATACGGTAAGAGAAGTTATATGAATTGTGAAATAACTTTTTATCAAAAACACCGTTTAAAAATACAAGAGAAAGAGATAGAGAAATCCTTAAATCAAATACTAAATGATATAGTTTGTAATGTATTTGATAATCAAATATTCTTTGATTACTATAGAGGTAAAAATTAATTAATTAAACCCAGAACATTGTTTCTGGGTTTTTTATGCTATCTGATATATTTATAACTATAAACTATTAATATGTCAGATGAAATAAAAATAATTAAACCAGGTCAAACAGGATTCGGATATCTTATCGAACAAGACGCTGGTTTTGTTAACCCAAGTGACGAAAGAAACAAAGACTTTGTAAACGAGATTAAAAAGATTAACAGCGGTTCACAAGTTATCGCTGACCCATTGGTACTTTATGTAGTATTACAGAAGTGGGGAGTTCAAAACAGGAATGGGAGAATCTACCCTAAAGATATTCTTGTAAGAGAAAACAACAACTATCAACAACTTATTAAAGAGAGAAGAGCATTAGGCGAATTAGACCACCCAGAATCTTCTATTATTGCTGGTGATAGAATATCACATAACATTATTGAAACATGGTGGGAGAATAAAACGCTCATGGGTAAGATGGAAATTCTTATGTCACCAGGATACGTTAATCAAGGTATAATTTCTTGTAAGGGTGATGAGGTTGCTAACTTAGTTAGAAATAATATTATGATTGGTGTTTCTTCAAGGGGGGTTGGCTCACTTAAAGAGGTAAATGGACAGAACATTGTTCAAGATGATTTTGAGTTGATTTGTTGGGACGTTGTAACGTCCCCAAGTACACCTGGCTCTTGGATGTTTAAAGACCATAAGGAAGCAAAACAATTTACAGAATCTATTGATGAAAATAAAAATCTATTGGTCGATAAGATTAATAAATTTTTGTTAGATTAAAAAAAAATAAAAAAAAATGTCTTTTTATATAAAAAAGATATATTTATTAACAAGCGGAAATAAATATTCATCCGCTTACATAAAAATATAAATTAATATTTAAAAAAATGGCTGATAAAAAAAAATCAATTTTAGAAGAAGCAATAATGGATGCGAAAAGAATCCAGGAAGCTCTAAATGCCAACTCGAAAGAAATACTTCGTTCCGTTGCGAAAGAAGAAATTGACGAATTAGTGAAAGAATCTTTAAAAGAAGATTATACAGAAGAGGATGTTGAGGCAGTAGAACCAGAAGAAATGGAAGCTCCAGAAGGAGATGATATGGATGCAGAAGAACCAGAAGAAGTAGAAGCTCCAGAAGGAGATGATATGGAACTTGATTTAAATGCTGAACTAACTGGTGATAAAGAAATCGAAGACTTAGAAATAGGTGGTGACCTTGAAGGTGATTACGAATCTGGAATGGATGCGGTAGCATCAGACGATGAAGTTGAGATGGATATGACGATGGCATCTGATGAAGACGTTATCTCAGTTTACAAAAAGTTAACTGGTGATGATGAAATCGAAGTAGTAGTCGATGACGAAGCTGGTGAGGTAAAACTTACAGTTAATGAACCAGGCGAGTTTGTAATAAAAACTGGCGAGAGTACTCCAGAAGTGGAGGATGATTATTCAGATGATATAGAAATGGATTTAGATGCAGTTGATGCTGTAGATGGAGAAGTTGATTTAGATGTTGATATGGACATTGACGATGTAGATGATGATATGGATTTAGATGCAGTTGATGCTGTAGATGGAGAAGTTGATTTAGATGCAATCGGTGACGAAGAAGATGAAGAAAATGTTGTGTATGAAATAGCGTTAGATGAAAATACTTTACAAACAGGAGACATTGATGATGTTACTGCTCCAGTAGGAAACAAAAAAGATGATAACTGGGCTGGTGATAACTTAGAAGGTGGATTTGAAGAAGACCAAGCGCACGGTAAGGGTGAAGGTCAAATGGTAATGAATGAAAAAGAAGTTGACGAAGACTGTAATGAAAATGATTTAACTGAAGAAGATGGAGTTGCTGAAGGTGATAAAGTATCTGAAAAGATACAAGTTGGTAAGAAACGTATTGTTGCTAATGTTCAAACTGAAATTCAAGGTGCTGGTGCTGATGCAAACAATGTTAAAGCTCCTAATGTAACAGCAGTTAACGAATCTAACAAAAAATATAATACTCTATTAACAGAGGCTAAAGACCTTAAGGCTAAGAATGGCGAGTACAAGAAAGCACTTAAGCAATTTAGAACAATGTTAGCGGAGACAGTAGTTTTTAATTCTAATTTAACTTATACAACTAAGTTATTTATGGAACATTCCACTACAAGAGATGAAAAAGAAGGAATCTTTAATAGATTTGATAATGAAGTTTCAACTCTTAAGGAATCGAAAAAGTTATATAAAACAATTGCAAGTGAATTAGGTTCAAGAAAACCAATGAACGAATCAATTGGAAATAAAATGAATAAAGAAGTAACATCTAGCTCTTCTAAGCAATTAAACGAAAGTACTGCTTATGTTGATAAAGAAACTTCAAGAATTATGGACCTTATGAAAAGAGTCGATAATAAATAATAATAAAAATAAATAAAAATAAAAAAAAATAAAAATTATGTCACATTTATTAAATTCTGGGCAAGTTGGAAACATCGGATTAAACCACATGAAGGCTATTCGTAAACAAACCCAAACAAAATGGGATTCTTTAGGGTTCTTAGAAGGACTTAAAGGTCACGTTAAAGAAAACGTTGCTCAATTATTTGAGAACCAAGCGTCTTCTTTATTAACTGAAAGTACAGATGCATCGTCTTCTGGTTCTTTCGAAACTGTAGTATTCCCTATCGTAAGGAGAGTATTCAGTAAATTATTAGCTAATGATATCGTATCAGTACAAGCTATGAATATGCCAATCGGGAAGTTATTCTTCTTCGTTCCTCAAACTTCTAATAGAGTTGATGGTTCTGGAGCTGCTGGTGACCCTTATGTTGATGGTGGAACTTTTTCTGCTCATACATCTATGGCTGCTGAAGGTTTACCAGATTGCGTTGATGTAGCTGGAAACTGTGCTGCAACTTCAATGAAAGCTAAATCTCTTTATGATTTATTTTACAATGATGGTATGTTTGACAATTCTAAAGGTACTGTAACTATTTTTACTAACCCAGTTCTTGCGTTACAAACGTTAGGTGCTGATGGTCAATTTACTGTTGCTACTGAATTAGCTGATTTACCTACTGCTACTGATGGTTCTCTTAGAAGTGCTATCATTAAAGTAACTGGTTTTGGTGCTGGTAGAGATAAAGGTAGATTAACGGGACCAGATGGTAACGAAATGGATACTGAAGCTTTCTTAGCTTCTTTAAAAGCTACTTCTGATAATGCGTTATTAGACCAAGATGGTGAAACTATTATTGCTGCTGCTGCTGAAGTTCCAATGAGACTTGTAACTCAAAAATACGGAAAAGGTATTGTTGAATATGATGACATTTGTGATGCTGCTGGTGATTTATATATTGAACTTGATTTAACTCATCCAGTTTCTGCTAATGGTGGTACTGCGACTTATGATGGTTATGTAGGTGCAATTATGGATGCAACACAATCTGCTTATACACAAGCTGACTTCTCTGTATCTTGGACGCAATATGCTTCATTAGAACTTGAGACTGAAATGGGAGAAGTATCTTTCAAATTAGACGAAGTTGTTGTTGCTGTTGAAGAAAGAAAATTAAGAGCTACATGGTCTCCAGAATTAGCGCAAGATGTTAGTGCATTCCACAACATTGATGCTGAAGCTGAATTAACTGCTATGCTTTCTGAGCAAGTTGCTGCTGAAATCGATAGAGAGATTCTTAGAGATATTAGAAAAGCTGCTGCTTGGACTCTTAGATGGGATTATAACGGATGGAGAAAAGCTTCTTCTGCTGCTAGTCCTTATACACAAAAAGATTGGAACCAAACTTTAATCACAAAAGTGAATCAAGTTTCTGCTCAAATTCACAAAAGTACACTAAGAGGTGGTGCAAACTTCATCGTAGTTTCTTCTGAAATTTCAGCTGTTATGGATGACTTAGAATACTTCCACGTATCTGATGCTGCTCCAGAGCAAGACCAATATAACATGGGAATTGAAAGAGTTGGTTCTCTTTCTGGAAGATACCAAGTTTACAGAGACCCTTATGCACCGTCATATTCTATGATTATCGGTCACAAAGGTAAATCTTTATTAGACACAGGATATATCTACGCACCATACGTGCCAATGCAATTAACGCCTACAATGTACAATCCATTTAACTTCGCACCAGTGAAGGGGATTATGACAAGATATGCGAAGAAAGTTGTCAACAACAGGTTTTACGGCCATGTTAGAGTTGACGGAGTACCTACTTTTAACATTGCAGAACTTAGATAATAGAAATATAATCTTATATAAACTTAAAAGCCTTCACTTAGTGAGGGCTTTTTTGTGTTATATACTTTTATAAACGATTAACCATACGATTTAAAGCTCCAATAGCTTTCTTGTTAGACCTTATCTTTTTTCCTGGGTCAGTATCATTAGGTATGTCCTTAATATCCTTTAAAATGGTACTTAAAACAGTCTTGGCCATTACTATAGTATCATCATGTTCTTGTTGTAGTCTTTCTATACTCGTATACTATAAATATATCACAAAAAAATGGGACTTGCAACGCAAACCCCATTAATTTAATTAACCTGTATAACTTATTATTTAATTAGTGATTATCTACAGAGTGTTGAACCAATCTTATGTTGGATTAGATTTACGTTATCACCGTCATTGCTTAATCTTTTATTAGTACTTGTTAATTCATCTAATAAAGATTGTATCTTAACTCTATCTTCTGGTGTGATTTTAGTATTATTAAGTAAATCGATTAATTCTTCCTTAGTGTTACTACTCATATCATCACAGATATTATAATCTGTATCATTTGAGTTAGCTAAATCAATTTCTTTATCTGATGTGACATCTTCTTTTAATAATCCTTTGGATTCTATATATCTTTGTTCAGTTAATATATTAACCTTTTCTATATTCTTATCTTTATCAAATCTTCTCATAATATTATATTACCTTATTACCAAGTTTTATATTGTGTTAATTCATATCTACCAGAATCCATTCTGTATATCGAAACACGAATTGCCATATTTGCTACCTTACCCCTTTTATTTAAAATTGGGTTATTATCTTTTAATAGAGGTATCGTTGCTGATTTTGTTGAACCATAGGGTATTCCACCCGTACCAAAATGTGCCCATATATCTTCTTCATCTAATTCTAAACCCATACTAGTTGCCTTATCTCTAACCGCATCTAAGGTTTCCGCAAGTGATTCGAAATATGTGTCACTATTTTCTTTTAATAATCCTTTGGATTCTATATATCTTTGTTCAGTTAATATATTAGCTTTTTCTATATTCTTATCTTTATCAAATCTTCTCATAATATTTTATTTTTATTGACTAATTCTAAGGTTACTTTCACTTACTATATCAAAACTTAGAATATCTTTAAGTGTTGTTACTTCTAAATTAGATTCAACCTTAACATCTAGGTAATACGTACCAGGCACAAGACTTTCACTATCTAAAAGAAAATAATTATGATTATTTGCCATTTCTATGTCTTGGAAGTCAATAACAGTATATTCATTTCTACCTTCTTTAACATATAGACGGTATTTAAGTTTATCTATTGTTTGTTTTTGTTCAATTGTATATGGAATTCTAGCTGACACTATAACCTTTCTTATATCACCTCTATGTATTCTCTCATCTCTTCTTATACCAGTAACACTTAAACCAACTTTCTTTGGAAGGGTGTCATTATCACCTATATTATAATATCCAGAACTATCCTTAAGAATAAAGTCTAATTCAATATCTGGTCTAACGACACCATTAATAGTTATTCCAGACCATGTATCTGTAAATTGAATACAATCTTCATTATTTGTTGTTGTTGGTACGTTTAATTCAACGCAATAAATACCCTTTGTAACATGAGTAACGGCACTAGATGTTATTGCTGAGAATATATCTCCATTACCATCTGTAATAACCACACTAGGGTTAGAGTCTAAATTAGTTGGTGTTCCACCTAAATTAACATATAAATAAAGCTTATTATCCTTATCTAGATAAAAATCTGCTCTATCATCTTTTATATGACAATTATAAATACTCTCCACAAGTGGTTCATAGAATGTTTGTGTATGTCTAGTGAAGAACCCAACATATTGATGATTCGTAGTTTCAGTAGCTTCTAGTGTTGGTGTAAATGCAAGACCTAAACCATAATTAGTGTCACCCGTTAAGTAACCATTAACTATGTTGGTAATATCAATTTCAATATTCTCATTACCTTGTTCGAAATGTTGAGTCGCTAATATGGTTGGAGAGCCAGAATAAACACCACCCCCATTAGACCAAGGTGTAATTGTTTCAGACTCAAACCAGTTAGCTGGACATAACGATTGTGAACCCTCACCAATAAAAGTGCAATCACCATAATCATATCCATTACCTTCATCCCAATCTTGGTCTATGGGAAAGACTATAAGGTCGAATGAACAAGCTCTTTCTTTTCCAGCACAAGTGTTCGTTCCAAGTAACTCAGTATCAAGCGCACCAGTATTGGTCATTCTAAGTGTATGTGTTAATTTAGTTAAATCAGTATAAGTTCCACCAGTATATAAATCCTTTAACTTGGTTTCGTCAAATTGAAACAATAGTCTTGTGTACGAATTAGCAGCTTCAGAACCACCATAATACAATTCAAATATTGGGTTTAACCCTACATTAGTATTCCTTTGGTGAATTATTGTTGTGTTTCTATCAAAATATGTACGTACTACCATTTTACCTTTATTAATAAATATCTGGTAATATCAATTAATTCGTATATTATCAGATAACATCTTTTTTTCTAATTCCTCAGCTTTACTTATAAAATTGTTAACGGCCAAAGTACCCCTATCTGTTCTATCAGTTGCTTCATTACCGTTACCATTATGTACGTGTTGAATTAATGCATTTCTAAATAACTTTAAATATTCAACAAGTGTATCACCAAATACTGCTGGATGTGCTGTATTGATAATTTTAAGTAACTCATCATTAGTAATATAATCAGCAATTTTTGTATCTTTATTAACATTGGTTAGACTAAATGTTTCATTGTTCGCTGTGGGTGTTCCGTAAGTTAATAAGTTAATTTTATTGGCTACTATATTACTTACTGAACCGTACTCGGTTTCATCTATTGTTGTTGGTGATAAATCACCTTTAATTATTACATTATGTTTTAATTGGAAGTAAGCTGGATTTGTAGCGTTAAACAGTAATGGGTTATTTTTGACGAACTTACCAGCTCTTATAAGTACTTCACCACTTCTTTGAATTATATCGGTATTGTCTCTACCCTCAAGAACTACATTTTGTGGATTCTCATAAACACCATTAGCTAAGGGATTAAAACTAATGTCTGCACTTGATTCTGTAATACCATTTGCCATGTTTGACATTGCGGTACCATCGATAGTATCTTTATTTAATTTATCATCTGATGAGATTACTGGTCCCGTATACCATCTATCCCCAAACTTTTCATCTTCACTCATAACCATAACCATAACGACTTCATTAACTTTTGGTACAAAGTTAATATGTCTTGGCATAAATGGTAAACAATTTGGTAATTCAGAATCTGTTAACGCATTATCGTATTTAGAGCCAACTATTCTAACTCTAATAGCGTGAGTATCTGCATTAAATCTTCTATCTCTATTAGCAGCTCCTTTATCATCTTTATTCACGGGCACTTTTCCTACCGCTATGACAACACCTAGTTGAAAGGTCTTAAATGGACTAGATTTATTAAAACTACTAGCCTTTCCACTTGAAAATTTACCATTTAAACTCATTCACTTCTTTTTAATCTTTCATTTATTATCTTATGTGCTATAGCAAATGATTTTTCCATAGCTATAAGTTCGTCATAGTCCTTAAGTATCTTAGATTTTAAGGATTTATAATCAAATTCCATTTGTTTAATATCGGAAAGTATTTCATTATTTGTTTTATCTGTATATTCATTCATAACTATGTTTTTTAAAATGTACTAGTTTGCACTACCTTTAATCTCATACGGTACGGGATTTGTCGATGTAATAACAACTGGAATTGGTCCAGCTGAACCACTTCCAACATGTTGTGAAGCGCCAGGGAGACCATAAGCTGAAATAGACATGTTGTTTTGTATTTCATTGTGTAATTCTTTTGCATTTGATAACATTGCTTGAGCGTCTTTATTTGGTCCGTCAGCAAACACATTACCCATGGGTAAACCTATAGATTCAGCAGCAGCCATTTGTCTTGCGGCTATATTTCTAGGACTCATACCTGGTTTTAAATAAGCTGCCGCTGCACCAATCGGTAGCGGTAGAGAAGGACTTGGTTTACCGCCAATTTTAAAAGCGGCTAATATTATTTTAAGTACACTACTCATTGAGGTTAAGTCAGCCTCAACGTCTGCACCTTTTTCATCTGGTTTACAATCTAACATATTTTTATCTTTTTATAATTCTGCTATCAATTTCAAAATTTCTGGGTCAACACCAATAGCGTTTGTTATTCTACTTAAATAAAGTTTACCTTTTTCTATTTCATCAGCGGCAAATTTTTGTGCAAGTTTTAAACTAAGTTGATATAAAGCTATTTTTAGTAATATTTCTAATATTATTTTTAGAATAACTTTAGAAATATCTTTCATTAACTTTCTGTTTTTAGAAATAAAATCTTTAGCGTTAGAGTAACTACTACCTTGACCATAGATTATCTGGTGGTTTATCGCAAATAGTGTAATGAATTTTGGTGAAATTATAACAGTCATAACAATTCTAACAAGTGAATTTATAATGTCCTTGAAGAAATTACTTTTAATCGTTGTTTTGTCTTCTGGGTTCATAGTTCCGTCTGCTTGGCTATCTGCAATATCACTAAGACCATTACTTACGGCTTCAAGTTCTGCTTGTTTAGTTGTTGCGGATTTAATTGTGTTGTAAACATCAATTGCTAATCTTTCACTTATCCCATTTTCTACATCCTCGCAACATTCTATTCTTCTAATCCCCTTTGCTCTATCATTACTTATTTGGCTTAGTCTACCTAATGTTGGGTTATCGAACTCAAAGAAATTATCAGTTATGTTATCATCTTCAGAATTAATAATACAATCAAGTATTTCTTCAATCTCCACTTTATCCTTCACTTCTTTAGTGGATTTAGTTGTACTACTACTCAATGATGAACTTGATGATGAACTTGATGATGAACTTGATGTTGAACCAATAGAGCCGAATAGCTGTTCAAGTATTAAACTTATGAAGGTTGCGGAGTCAACACTATTTGGTTCACCGAAAAGTGTTAGTGTATCAATAAAATCATTATTGAATTCTGTTAATTTTTTATTACTGTAAGCAGCACTAGTGGTAAACTTAAGTACGTTATTGTTGTTGACCCCAACTTCTTGAAACTCTGTTTCTAGTACGTCCGTACCAATCATTGAGTTACCCCATGGGTTTTGTGTTGTTGGGGCTTGGATAGAGTAATAGAGGTAGGTGTTAAAATCTTTACTATATACCTCGGAAGTTATATCGGTATAAATAAGTCCACCCGTTACGCTATCTGGATTAGTTTTCATCATACCAAAGAAATCTATATCAGTAACTTTCATGACAACACCAGAACCCCCATTTTGAAACCAGTCTGGTATTGCTGGGTTAATACTACAAGCTACACATTCCTTTAGTTCTTGTTTAAGTCCTTCCTTAATTAAACTTTCAATTTCTGGTAATTTATAAACTATGGTATCAACTACAATATCTTTTAATTTTTCAGCACCTTCTAAAGCTTTAATTAAACCTACTAAAAAATCGGATGAGTTTGTTTCATTATTAATAGTATCTTCTGAATTAAATTCTGGCAATTTAGGTACATCATCATTAACTACGTTTAGTGCTGTAATATTAGAAAATACCTCATTTTTTTGGTTTACAATTGTTGCCATATTATTAATCTATATCATCTACATTATCTTCATTAGCTGCATCATCAATCATTTTTCTGACAGCTTTAAAATCACTCATTGATACTTTACCACCACTTTTCTCATTAATAGCGTCACTAGCATTACCACTGTGTTTAATGATATCACTTTGCAATTTTGCTATTTCTAATTTTATTTTAATTGCTGATTCCTTAATTTTAAGGGAGTCGTTTTTACCTTTTGCTATTTTAGTTAAATCATCGACATCTTCTGGTTCGGCTGATTTATCCATAATATTAATATTCTTTTGGGCATCTGAGATGTTAGCACATGCGTCATTATAAGTCTCTTGTAGAAGTCCTTCTAGACTATCATTATTATTTGTCTTTATTTGTTGTTTTTTCTTACGGGGCATAATTCACTTTTAATATAAATATCAAAAAAAATAGTTTTTAATCAATACCATTCTCTAAACCATCTAATTTTATTATACCGTATAATGATTTATACCTTTTCATGGCTAATCTAATGTCTTTAGTATTTAAACCAGTATAGTTTCTCATACTCTCTAAAAAAGAGTTTTTATTAAATTTTGTACCTCCACTCATTGAGTCTAAAGTAACTTCCCAGTCTTTAAGAATATCAATTAAACCAAAACCAACTTTTTCTTCGTTTTCATTTAATTTTTTCTTACCAATTACACTATCACCGTTTAACTCATCTCTAACACTTTCTATTAATTTACTAATAAATTTCTCCATTGTAAACTCAGTATCAGTCAACTCGTATTGAAAGTCTTCTCTCTTTTCTAATTCACTACTCATATCCTCGTAAGAATATAATTGTTTACCTCTCTTAGTGTCATTAATTAATAACCCTAATATATAATTCTTACATATTGTCCCATAATAAGAGTATGCCTTTTTACCTTTAGAAGCTGCAAATTTATCAGCTTTTGTGATTAGGAAAGAAAGGGTGTCTGAGTGAAGGTCTTCAAACGTTTCACCCTTTCTATATAATCCATATTTTCTAATAATTGATTCAATCATTTTATCAAGAGGGGCT